AATCAGCTTTTGAAGTTCCTCTGAATCGTTTTTGATAGACTTCAAAGAATCTGAGTCTTTATGATTAAGTCCGTCAGGTATTCCGATTGAATTAATTTCGCCCACAATGTCGGCAATAAGTTTTTTCATTTTATTTTTTTCAGTCATTTTCTTCACCTCGCTACAAATTTATTAACAAAATACTGCTGACCTTTGCCCGTAACTTTAGGCGTTTTTGTGATTTTAATAGAGCCGTCGGGATTATTTATTGTGCGTTCTTTGACTTCAAAAAGTTTCATTTCCATTGCGTTTTGTGTCGGCATATTGTAATCGGCACGTTTCGCCTTGATTAAGTAACCGTTATCTCTGAGCCAAGCAAACAAACGATTTTGACCGATTTTTACACCGTTTTGACTGATTAACTTTGCAAGCTCGCCGATTAAAATTGAAGTTTGAGAAGTTTCAACCGCGTCTGCAAATAAAACTTTCGGCTTTTGCTCCTCGATAGTTTTTTCTGCGGCAATTCTCTTTTCGCGTTCAGCCTTTAAATTTTGTGCCAACTTCATTAACAAGTCGGGATTATCAGCAATTTCATCAAGTGTTGCTCCCGTCATATATGCTCCGTGTTTACGAATTGACGGCAAAACTTCATGCGTGACCCAACGCTGAAAATTTTTTGCTTCAGGTTTACGGCTTTTAAAAATCAAGCGATAAAGCCCGCTTTCATTGACGATTAACATTTTTTGAACTCCGCCAACGGTACTTATATTATACGTACCCTTTTCATCATCATCTAAAGATTTAACGGCGTTTGAAGTGTCGCCGACTTCTAAAATTTTGCAAACATCGGCGGCGACAAAATAAATTTCGCCGTTAATTTCTACGGTACGAATTTTACCAAACTGCGGATTTTCAAAAATCTGTAATTTGTTTTCCATTTTTTTATTCTCCTCTCAATTTCGAGCGGAGTTTATAACGTTTTGCATAATCGAGCGATTCACGCATATTTCTCCATTTTGCCAACATATTCAGCGAAATTTTTTTAAGGTTGCCAGTGAGTTTTCTGTTAGATTCATCGGCGGCATTTCTGAGCTTGTCATTCATTATAATTTCTCCTTTCCCACGATTTTATAATGCGGAAAATCTTTTAAATAGCCAACAACTTCACAGCCTTTTTTCATCTGCAACATTACCTGCTTTTTATCGAGTTCGGGCAAATCTTCAACGTGCCAAACTTCGTCTGCAGTCTGATAAATTTTCTTTTTGTAATCCTGAGTTACAACGTAATAAGCACCATTCGCCAAATCTTTTTTGTGATACTCATAAATCGGCTTTTCATACTGCAGAATATCTCCAACATTCGCCAAATTTCTCACTCCTTATAAACCATGTGAAGTTCGTCGCCCGGTTGAAGTTGATTCTGCGTCTCCTTCAACATCGGATTTAATTCGCGTATCTCGTCCATGTACTCAAAAATATACGGGTCGCGGCAGTCTCTCTTTCTGTATTCTATGCAAATGTCCATGAACGTATCGCCTTGCTTAACCTTGTAGACTTCAGAAACAATTTTGTGATCGTGTGCAAGCGTGTATTCTGTAACCGAGCCGACCAAAAAGCCCAGCGTAAACGCTCCGAAAAACACAATCACTATTATCTGTAAAATTTTTTTCTTCATAATTTTCACCCTCCAATAACTTCTACATAATCAAAAGTTTCTCTAATATCATTGACTTTAAAAAATTTTCGGCAATTTCAATTCTTGTTTTATCATTTCATTCTCCTTCCGGCTCATCTTCCTTAAAATTTTTGTCCTTAATCTCCTTCAAAATCGCAAGACAGATAAGTTTGTATGCCGGTGAAATCGTGCGGTAATAAACAATATCATCAATGATTTTTTCATATTCTACCATTACGCGGCAAGTTTTGGACTTCTTCAGCTGACTTTTGATATACGCTTTGACTTTCTGAAACGAATACTTATCAAGTTTCGCAATGTCTCCCATGTTCAACGTTTCCATTTCAAACCTCCTATTTAATTTAGAATTAAGAATTATGAATTAAAAATTATTTTCTCATTCTTAATTCTAAATTCTAAATTCTTAATTCATTGTCGTTTCTTCCACATGATTTTTGATAAATTTTTCTGCGTCGGCAAGGTGACGAAACACAGCCAAAATTTTTGAATCCTTATAAACGCGGATCAAGCCGTCAGGACAAACCACCGAATAAATTTCAGTTCCCGTTTCCATATTTGTCGCGTTCCCGTATTTGTCAAACTTCCACATACGCATCACTCCTTTAATTCCCTTCCGCATTCAATTTCTCGACAAGCTCGGCAATATATTTTTTTGCATCTTCCTCTTTCTTAAAATTTTTTAAAATACTGCTTTCGGGATAATAATGGGTTACATTATCATCTTCATCTAAATATGCTTCGCCGCAAGTTGAAAAGTACGCTTTAACTATGCCTTTACTTTGATGCAAGTAGATAGCTTTTGAAAGATTGACTGCACCGCCTTCATAATCAAGAACCCACATAATTTAACCCTCCTCGATAGTGATAATAATTTTAGGATTTTTCGACTTAAATTTTCTTATCGTGCCAAGCTCCACGCATTGAGCATCGTCAACGTAACAAATGCCCGTCAGAGCGTCCAGCACAGACTTTACAAAGTTATCTGTGTCACCGAATTTTTTATTTAAAATATTCGCACTCGATACTTTGAAAAAATCCGCACTGAGTTTAAACGCTCCTTTTATCGGCGGCTTTCCCTGCATTTGAGCTTTCGCGATCATTGCCAGCTGATTCTTGAACGCCGTATATTTTTCGGGATTATAAACCGCTTTTGTCATTGAATTTATTCGCGGCCTGCAATACGGCACTATATTTAAATCAGCTGTAATTTCAATTTTCATCATCGCGGATAAGGATAAGGTCAGTCATGAGTTCAGTCGCTCTGATAAAGCTGAACAAAATTTTACGGATAAGTTTTTCATGTCTGCCGAAATCTCCGCCGTTATTCGCGGCAGTCTTTTTCTGCGTCAAATTCTTTCAACTTTTATCAACCTCGATCTTTCTTGTTAAATCGCCGAAGTTTCTGTCATAGCGGCGGACAAAATTTTTGACATCGTTCGCAATTTCCGCGACCGTACAGCCAATTTCTTCGGCTATCGAGTGAAATAATATATACATTCCGATATAAAACTCTTCTTTCTCTAAATCGTTGTTAAGAAATGCATTGCAGTCCGAACTTTCAGGAAACACCGCTATAAGCGTGTGCTTTATGCCCGCCTTTTCAAGTTCATTGCAGACTTTTTCAACGATCTTTTTTTTCTCGGTTATGCCAAGTTCTTTCAAAATTATCTCTCCTTTGCTAAAATCTTTCGTTGAGGTGATATTGTGGACGAGGCTAAATTTGAGGGACGCGAAATTATCATAAGAACTTCTGCTGACAAAGAAGAACTTGACAAATTGCTTGCGGAGGGTTGGAAAATTCTCGATCAAGGTTACGCTATCTTTGAGAACGAACCGACCCGTGCTTTTTATCAGTTAATCTTTCAACGTCCCTGAATCTTTTCTTACTACTTTGAAGTGACCCGGATATTTGCCCGGGTCTGTTTTTTTCTCCAAAATCCAGCCGTCTTTAAAAGCCTCGTTAAGCTCCTTCATACCGCAAACGAGTTTTCTTTTCTCTGTAATGCCAAGTTCTTTCAAGTTCCATTCTCCTTTGCGTTTAACTTCTTCAACTTCTTCACGTTGCCGACGATTTTATAATACGGATAATCCTTCAGATAGCCGACAACCTCGCAACCGTTTGGCATCTGCAACATAATTTGCTTTTTGTCGAGCTGCGGCAAATCTTCCACATGCCAAACTTCATTTTCATCTTGCCAAATCTTTTTACGCGGGTCTTGAATCACGACGTAATAAGCTCCGCGATCCAATTCTTTTTGATGATATTCGTAAATCGGCTTTTCATATTCCAAAATATCTCCGACCTTCGCCAAATTCCTCACCTCCTTTATGCCGCCGTCTGTAACTGCGTAGAATCGATTTTAAGCGGTTATCGGTGTTCGACAGTATAAAAACCTTTCAAGCCGTTCAAAACGCGTTATAGGCGAAATCTGAGCGTTTAAAAGGCATTTGCGACCTTGCCGATTGCTTCAATAATTTTCGGCGGCTTTCTTGCGATCTTGCTGACAGTCATAGCACAAAATTAAACCGCCAAAATTTTTCTTCGAGTAATATGCGGACTTAGCATTTACATTTCTTCCGCAATCAGCACACTGCCCGACAATCTCTTTGCCGTCACCTTTCCACCCTTGCCCTTGTGTATTTGAATAATTCGGACTGCACGGCGGCGTATCTGCCGGAGCAAAATAACTTTCCGCATTATCCGAATCAGGATCATCACCTTGAGCAATTGCAAACGCACTCATATACGCGTATTTTAAAGCCTGTGTCTGTGCTTTCGCCGTTGCCTTATCCAAAGAGTCATAGCCTTCGCCTATGCCGCTGATAGTCCTCTCCTCGCCGCTGTCAGCGTCCAAGAGCGTCACGGTAATTTTGACTCGCACTAAATTATTTTTCTTGCCTTCGATATTCTCAATTTGCAAAATCTCTGTATCTGCAAGCGTCGCAATATTATTATTCGTCAACGCCTCATTTACCATCGCGATTACGTCTGCACTCGTCGCATATTTATAATTTTGATTGTTATTAAAACCGTTTTTCTCGACTCTGCGGCATTCCTTCATCACCGCAACAATTTTTTTCGCCAGCTCAGCATTTGCCATTTCATTTTCCTCCTATGAAAAAATCTTTTGCTTAAGTTCAGGCAGCAGTTTAAAAATTTTGCCCGCACTTTTGAGTCTGATTTTTCGCCCGTCGAGAATATTTTTGATAACAGTTGAAGAAATACCGGCTTGAAGTGCGAAATCTTTCACCGACAAGCTATTATTCAAAAGATACTGAATCAGCGGGGCTTTATCGACCGAAATTAACATCTCCCTCACCTCCTTTTTTTCTCTTTACCATGTCCGTTATCCCAAACAGTAATTCTATGAAGTAAGCCGTAAGTTTTAATAGAGAGAGCCATTTTCTGAACGTCTTTGTCAGAGGCAGTCTTAAAAATTTGAGTCCAGTCATAGGGAGGAAGAATCAGGTCTTTCAAGGGGATCAACATATCAGCAGGCGAACCGACTGCAGTTTGTAAATTTTCAAGTGCCATTCTTAAGACCTCCTTAGAATGTAGCTTTTTAGGAAGTTTAGCATAAAGAGAAAAAAAAGTCAAAAAAAAAAACAAACCGCCGAAAAAAATTCAGCGGTTCGAGAAAATTTTATTTTGATATGAAGAAGTCTGTAATGCCGCGAGCTGTGGCACGGGCGAAAGAGTCTTGATAATAGGCGAGAAGTTTAGCGTCGCGGGAGTTTGTAATAAAAGCGAGTTCGACAAGGACGGCAGGGGCGGCAGTATGTTTGAGGACGTAGAGAGAATTATCAGGTTTAATGCCGCGATTAAAAGTGCCGAGTGAAGAAGTAATTTGGTTTTGGATACAACGAGCAAGTTTTTCACCGTTGACAGAGGACTGAAAATAAAAAGTTTCAGTACCATGAGCGGCGGGAGAATCGGCGGCGTTGCAGTGAACGGAAATGAATAAATCTGCGTTGAAAGAGTTTGAGGCGTTGCAGATTTCTTCGAGACCGTCATACTGAAAAAGTTTTGTAGTAAGACCTACAGCCAGTAAATAGGCTTCAGTAAGGCGGCAGATTTTTAAAGTAATGTCCGCCTCTTGCAGACCGTTGTCGATTGCACCCGGATCGAGACCGACGCAATGACCGGGATTTAAAAAAATTCTGCTCATAAATTAAGCACTCCTTTCAACGCGGAGTTTAATTTCTTTGAGTTCGTCTTTGAGCTTGTCAATTTCCCTGCGTTGATGTTCGTTAGCTTTGTCGAAGTCGGCAGAAAGTTTATTTATGGCGGCGGTGAGTTCTTTAAGCGTGCGATTAACGCCGTATAAAGTATAAAAACAGACAGCCGCAGGAAATCCGATATTACTGAGTGAGTGCAAAATTAAATCTTCCATGAAAATCACGTCCAAGAAATAACTGTGTCATTTGCGTTATAACACGTCGAAAAGTTTTCTGCGATAACTTTGTTGTAAAAATCATTTTGAGCCGTTAAAACGAATGTCAGGCAGTCTGAGAGGGGTATCGTGCAGTCTGAGGAGTTCAAAATTTCTTTCCGCATAAAAATTCACCTCTTAACTTGTAAAGGTTGCTGCGTGCCAAATTCCCCAATTGTTGGCGGCGGTTATATTAGTTGAGCCGCGAACCCACATTTTTGCCCCCGTCCATGCCCAAGCCACTTGAACGCGTGAGGTGCCTGTTCCGATGACCATTAGATAAATTCTGCTTCCCGATATAGGTGCATGCTGTGTGTCAGCGTCTTGGGGGTAGATTGTGTAAAAGCCTAAGTCGGTCAAAGTGTTCAAGTCGGCAGTGTTGCCCGCGTTTGTAGCATTGAAAATATTATTTTTTACAGCAGTCGCCGCAATAGAAACGTTGCCGTTAGAGCCGAAACTTGCAGAGCCTGTAACGTCGCCTGTGAGTGTAATAGTTCCGCCCGTGACTTTTGAGGCACTTGTCGCAGTGGCGGCGTTACCCGTACAACTTCCCGCAGTCGTCGCACTTCCCGCACTGGTCGCATAATTCGCGGCGGTTGCAATAGAAACGTTGCCGTTAGAGCCGAAACTTGCAGAGCCTGTAACGTTGCCCGTGAGTGTGACAGTTCCGCCCGTAACTTTTGAGGCACTTGTCGCAGTGGCGGCATTACCCGTACAACTTCCCGCAGTAGTGGCATATCCTACAGAAACGTTTGAAAGTTCGTTTTTTCCTGTGCCGCCGTTAGCAATCGGCAAAATTCCCGTCACTCCGATACTCGCACTTGAACCGTTCAGATTTGTTGAGGCAGTTGACGCAAGATTTGTCTGCAATGTCACTGTCTTATTAACTTTTCCGTCCAGTGCTTGAATAATCGTATCTTTGAAGTCGGGATCGTTATTGATAGCCGCCGCAAGTTCTACAAGAGTGTCTAAAGTTTCGGGGGCAGTTCCTACAAGACGACGAATCAAAGACGCACAGTAAGCAGTCGTCGCAATTTTTGTAGAATCATCATCAATGGCGGGAGTCGGAGCGGTCGGCGTTCCCGTAAAATTCGGTGAATCAATCGGAGATTTAGACGCAGAAATATTTTGCAAAGCGTCTGCAACAGTGCCGTCCGAATAAGTGACCATATCGGCTGAAGTTTTCGGATAAAGTACGTCACTGTTAAAAGTCAAAGTTCCTTTGTGCATAAAAAATCACCCTCCTAATCGAATTAAGAATTAAGAATTAAGAATTAAGAATTATTGATTGTAGATTCTTAATTCTTTAAGTGGCGGCGTTGAATTGATAAATTTTTTTCGGTAAAAATTCACCCTTTATTTTGAGTCGTCCACTGTAGCAGGACCTCTCTAATTTATTTTAAGAAATTGCAGTAAGATCGACTTTGTGCCAAGCCGTCCATACAGCTTCGTCAGCAGTCGCATTTTCACTGCCGCGAATCCACATAACAGAGCCGTCATACTTGTAAGCAACTTGCACCCTTGAAGTCGTTGAGCCTTGTATAACTTGAACGTTTATTCTGTTCAAATTAGTCGGAGCGTTCAGCGTACCTTCAGCAGTCGAGCAGTAAATACTGTAAATTCCCGGCGTTATAACCGTATTCAAGTCGGTGGCTCTTGCGAGAATGGTAGAGGAAAGTGCTTTTGCGTTGTTGGTAGTTTCAGAATAATTCGCAGTAGCAGCAGTAGCAGCAGCCAATGTAGAACTTGCACTTGTAGCAATATTCATTTCTCCGGTGTTGTAGTTTGGAGTTCCCGAGCCTGTTATCGCTCCCGTGAGATTTAAGGCGGTCAAATTAGAAATTCTTTGCCACGTACTCCAAGTAGGACTATCAGAATTCAATTGATAGCCTGCACGATAAAAGACCGCTTGACCGGCATAATTGAACGCCATTTGAATAACAGTATTTGTATCCTTTCGCGTAAGAACCAAGAAATATTTTGCGTCTACTTGGTTCGTCCCCGGGAAGTTTGCCCATGCGTTTGAACTCGGAAAAATACGCCAGAAACCTGCAGTAATAAGATTATTACAATCACGTTCAAGAGCCGCCGCATTTGCATTGACAGCCTCAAAAATATTACTTCTGTCCACAGTACAAGCAATGGACACATTGCCCGCCGAGTTAAAAGTGGCAGTGCCTGTAACGTCGCCTGTAAGTGTAATAGTTCCGCCCGTGACTTTTGATGCATTAGTCGCACTTCCCGCACTGTTAGCATAATTGGCATTTTGAGCAGTGGTAGCAGTGGCGGCATTTCCCGTACAAGCGGCGGCTGTACCTGCACTTGTCGCATAATTGGCATTAGTGGCAGTGGTGGCACTTCCGGCACTGTCAGCATAAGAGGCGGAGGCGGCTTTGCCTGTTTTGGTGAGATAAGTATTTGCCGCGTCCGTGATTTTTAAAAAGGTAGGAGCAAGTACAGTAATGAGATTAGATTTATAATCGTTAATCCAAGTAGTAATTTTGCCTTTAACACCATTTTGATAAAGTTCGTTTAAAGCATCAGCAATAGTTCTAGCCATAATTTTTTCACTCCGTTCAAAAGAATTATGAAAACAATTAAGAATTATGAATTATGAATTAAAAATTATTTTCTCATTCTTAATTCTTAATTCTAAATTCTAAATTAACTCAATCACTCGCACTTTGCGGAATATAAGAACCCGCGATAATTTTGTTAATGGTTGTCGCACTGGGAGCAGTTTTAAATCCGTACTCGTCAGTCTCAACCTCATGATGCGTATAAGTTCCCGCAATAATAGCAGAAACATCATCGGCAGTGGGCAAACCGTTTAATTCGCCCGATCCGTCACCTCCTACAGGATAATACCTTTCATCTATGACTGCGGCAATGTCGCTTGATGAACCGATTAAATTCATCTGCCACAATTCCGCCAGCCTGTCGAAAGTTTTCTTATTCCAAATCTGTTGAGGAGTAAGCGGAAGCCTGTAAACCATTCCCATAGTTTTTCACTCCGTTCAAAAGAATTATGAAAACAATTAAGAATTAAGAATTATGAATTAAAAATTATTTTCTCATTCTTAATTCTTAATTCTACATTCTAAATTAAAAAAACCGCTCGGTTAAGCGGTAATTTTTTTCTCATTCTGCAAAATTTCTTTCGTGATTGTCCTTGTATTATGTTTCTTCATGAGATATTTCAGCTTGTTCAAAGTTTCGGCGGAAGTCGGCGGACAATCTTCATCATAATTTACGGGACGACTTTTTAAAGCCGCAATTTCTTCAGCCGTAATATCATTCGCCATAATATAAACTCCTTTCAAAATCCGTTGCTTTTCGTGCCGAAATAATTCTTAAGTTTTCATTTCGCTCGGTGTAGACAACAAATAAAACTTCATCAACCAAGCCGATAACATTGTAACGCGAATGAACTTCATCGTAGAAAATAATTTTATTGTCATTCCATTCAAAAACATTTTCGTTATATTCATAAATCATGCCGAAATATTACAGAAAATATTTTTCTCTGTCAATTACAGCAGAGAAAACTTTTTCTTGGATATAAGCAATGCTTTTTTGATGCCGGTAGAATATGACCCGTAAGCATTGACCAAAATTTTTCTGTCTGCCGTGAACTCGCTTAAAAATCTAATCTCGGAGCTTTGCAAATCGTCACGCGGATTTAGAAAAGTTATCGTTGAAGTTTTGCAATCGGGAAATCTGAAGTATAGCCGCAAAAAATCTTCGTCAGGAAAAATTTCATCGTCGTCATCGTCATCGTTATAATAAAAATCGTCAGAATGAAAATGACTTCGACTGCAATAAAATTGCACGACAGAATTTTTCAGAAACGCACTCATTCTTGCCAAAAGATACCTTGCGATAATGTTGTCGACATCAGGCGGCGGCGGTCTGTCTATGTCGATAATAATATTGCCGCTGTCAAGCTCGCAGATAACCGAAATAATTTTTTGCTCCGCAATCGGTTCAAAGTCGCAGTCGGTTATAACTTCACCGCCCGAAACTTCCGCCACTGCATGAAAAATTTTCTGCGTGCAGTCGTCAGTCTGTACAGGATTTTCTTCAGCAATTTCGGACTGAGTGACAACTTCCCCGCCCGAAATTTCCGCCACCGCATGAAAAAGTTTTTGCCAGTCGTCGGGAGCAGTCAAATCAATCGTAATTTCTTCCAGCCAAGAGCGAACATTTTTCGCCGCATAAATTACCCGCAAAAATTTTTCGCCGTCATCGCCGTAATATTTCAGCCCGCTCGCTATAATCCTGAAAAAATACGGCTTCCCGCCATATTCCCAATTTTCTTCAACAACTGCGTCGCTGAGCATAGACTTTGCGGCAAGTTCGACGGCGGCGGGAGTCCCTTTTATCCTGTGCAGATAAATCGACTCTTTTATCATGTTACGTTTAGTTTCTGCGTCAAATGAAGCGTCATAGCCGTCAACGTGCCACTGATACGCAAGATAATCCAAAACATCAGAGGACAACTCATTTAATCGCGGCAAATGCAAAACTTCTTTGACGCACGCAGATAAATTTTCTAATTCAGCGTCGAGAGCCTGAGCCGTCGCCAAAATTTTTTTATCCGCTGTAATTGACGGCGGCAATATCTCCGACAGTTTCGGCGAATAAATACTTTGTATCACATTCCCACCCCCAATACAAACTTTTTCTTTGCAGACCCAAAGAAAAAGTTACAAAAAGAAAGGGTCTTAACGCCCGCGTGCCGCCCTTCCCGCTCTCCTAAACGTTATCTTTCGGGCAATCTGCGTTAGCCCGTCGAGTGGAGGCTTCGGCGGCTTGTCGGAATAACGCGGGCGGATGTTTGTCAAATTATTTTGTTTCTTTGCATCAAAGAAAAGTTTATAAAACCTCAATCCCGTTCTATCCCAGCGTACTGAATAATTTTCGCACTGCACACAGCTATAGAAGAATCGGGAATAACCGTAAACCTCGGATAAATAATTTCTGCACGCTTTGCACCTGCCGCCCGCACTCGATAATAAAGTTCTGTGTCGTTAATATCTCTGCCCAGTGCCGACCGTTGCCAAGTTATAAAATCTTTTACAGCTTGATCAACTTTCGCCGAAATGCTCAAAACATTATCCGCGTCCGATTCTGCAATACAATAACGCAAATTTATTTCGTAAGTCTCGACGCTCGGACATTTTACAAAAACGTTATCGGTCAGCGGACGAACTTTTTTATCAGAAAGATTTTCATAAATCTGTTGAAGTAGTTCCTCGCCCGGCAAATTTCCGCCGCTAAGCAAAGGATAAATATCAACCTCGCCCGGATTTTCGGAAGTTATCATAACGTCTTGAATCAGACTGGAAACTTGCTTGGTAAAAAATATATACGCACCTTCAGACCCCGCATTTGAAAAACTTTCGGGAGCCAGCCTGATTCTTTCGCGGTAGCTGTCATCAGTTTCAACGTCCGCACCGCCCTCTGATTCAGTCAAGTTTACTATGCTGAGTAGAAACGGCTGCGGGTCTACAATGCGATTGAGTTCGCCGACTCCGTAACCGTTGCCGACTTCGCCCGTCTGTGTGCAAGTAGCTTTCACCGTGTGAACAGTTTCGCCCGCCAAAAATATAACATCGCCGTCGAGTGCAAAATAAACGTTGTCGCCCGCATGAAACCGCGTTCCTGCACGAATCACGGAAATATTTTGACGCGGTGCAGATAAACGAACCTCAGCAGTAGTAACTGCACTTTCGGCAGGAAGTCTTTCAACGCCGACCAAGATGCCTAAGTGCCGCAAATTCTCACCCGTCGCATATGCCAAAAGATTTTGTTTCGCCACATAATCAATTAAAATCCTCTGCTGAATTATTATCGCCAGCAAAGAATTTAAATAAATCATCAGCGGATCAGCACGTTCTAAAGTTCTTCCTAAAATACTTTCGACGATTTTTTTATTGGCAGAAATAATTTCTTGCGGGTCTGCCGTCACAAAATTTATTTCGGGTAAATCAGAAAAATTCAAGTTTCTCACCCCGTTCAAAATAATTAAGAATTATGAATGTAGAATTTTAAGACAAATAATTTTTAATTCTAAATCGGACTTTGACATCTAAAACGCCGCTCATCTCATTAGCCAAAAAAATTACCTCTGTGACTGCGGCCCTCGGTTCAAATGTCCGCACTGCCGAAATAATTTCTGCCGTCAGCTTAGTCCTTGCCGCCGCTAAAGGTTGATCTAACATAGCCGCGTTCAGTCCGAAAGCTCTGTCAAGTGGCACAGAAAATTTTTGCGTAGAAATAATCATTCGCACATTTTGAGCAATCTCCTCAAGTTCACTTTCGGGAAAAATTTTTATGTCGTCCGCCCGTGAAGTTATTTCGTAAATGTTCATGCTAATCACCGCAAATTATTTTATCTGCACGATACAAAAATTCTTCGTCAGTCTCTCCGTCCAGCCTGTCAATGTCAAAATAAAGTTTCATTTTCCTGTCCAATTCGTAACCTTCCGAATATGCAACGTCGTGCAGAATTTTTATCAACTGTCTAAAGTTTTCAGCGTTCATCTCACATACTCCTTTAAGCTCACGTCTAAACTTGACGCATAAATTTTACCTTCGCGTGTCCAAATATCCGCCGATTCAGAAATACTTTCTATAATCCATTCGTTTTCACCGTATGCATGATTACCGATTATTAGAAAATTCGCCTCGCCGACTTTGCACATATCACGGAGCTTTTGAACTTCATCAAATGGTACGATTCCGAGACTTGCATGCAGTGTCATCGTGAACGAAATTGTTTCGAGTTCCCTGTGCAAAAATTCAAGTTTCGGCGGTTCTCCTATCGTCTCATGCTCGGCAAATTTCGCCTTTGAATCCCGCTTAAATCCTTTGAACGTTGTTACTCGAAAGTTGCTGACTTCAAACACCGTCGAGCCAAAACTGCCTAAAGTCAAATTCGCTACCTCCTAAATATTGCAATAAAAAATCCCGTCGAGTATAATGTCACTGCTAAGTAAACATAACTTGCGGGGTTTTCTCTATTTTATCAGTCCCGTAAGTTTTAGTCAAACGAAAGGACTTGATATTATGAAAAATCCTGAAACCGTAAAAATTCTTATCGCTCTGCTTAAATCTCAGACTACTAACGATTTTGAAATGCACCGCGTTGAAGTCTTGGAAAAAGATTTTTTCAACCCGCCGAAAGTTGAAGTTGTCGACGGCACTCACCAAAAATTTGACGGCGTTACTTTTACGCGAAATTCCGAAGGACATTTTGTTCAGCGTAATTCTATCCATCGTGCAGTGTGGATTTATTATAACGGATGCATTCCTGAAGGTGATTATCATATTCATCATATCGACCGCAACAAAACAAATAACAATCTTGAAAATTTAATGCTGTTGACAAATTCTGAACACAAAAAACTTCACCTGAAAATTGCCAAAAAAACTTTTAAATGCGAGCAGTGCGGAAAAATTTTTATTGCTTCGGACGTAGGCACAAATAAATTTTGCTCTGCCGAATGTCGCGAAAAAAATCGCAATGAAAGGGACTTTATCGAAAAGCCTTGCGAATACTGCGGGAAAAAGTTTTTGAGCATTAAAAGATATAATATCCGCTTTTGTTCTCACAGCTGTTCGACAAAGGCAAGATACGCAGATGATGAAAACGTAGGCAACTATTACGAGATTAGAACGTGTAAATATTGTGGTAAAATTTTTTCTGTCTATAAGTACGACAAAACTAAATATTGTTCTTGCAGCTGTGCTCAGAGAGATTTAAAAAGCGAACACAGGAGAGAAAAAGTTTGTCCCGCTTGCAAAAAATCTTTTACAACTTCGCTTAGTGCCAACAAGGTCTGTTGTTCACGGCATTGTGCAGCAGAATTTAAAAAGAAAAAATCTCTCACTAAACAAGCCGCCATAGATTTTCTAAAGTCGGCAGGTTCAAGCCTCTAAAAAAGCTCCTGCCGTTTTCTGTGCAAGAGCTTCATTTATTCTTTTCTGCGAAACTTCAAAATAATGTTCGTCCAGTTCAAAGCCTATAAAATTTCTCCCCGTATTTATTGCCGCCACCGCTGTTGTTCCTGAACCTGCAAAACAATCTAAAACCGTTTCGCTTTCAGCAGAAGAATTTTTTATAATCTTTTCGCAAAGTTCAACGGGCTTTTGTGATTGATGAA